TTTAACGCCTGCCATGAGTTAGCAAGCATCTTGTCGATGCTCTCCGCCGTGTCCGCTTTGATGATAAACTCTCTTTCCATACTGCCTTTGTACAGTGACGGATCATTTACCATTTTCAAAGCGTCGGTGTATGTGCTTATATTGCCGGTGATCTTCGCCGCACCTTCAATCGCCCATTGTCCGAACAGGTTAGACAGTGCCGCTACCTGTTTGTCGTCCGGGAGATTTCCGATTGCGTCAAATATCTGCAAGAGTGTTCCCGAAGCGTCCTGCTGCATTGCTTTAGCAACGCCCTCTGCGCTCATTCCCAACGCTTCAAAGGTTTCTTTTTGCTTCTTTGTTGCGCTCGATCCTTTGCTTATGTTGGTATAGATACGCTTTAAGCTCGTTCCTACTCTGTCGGTAGACACGCCGGTAGCAAGCATGGCATCCGCCAGCGCCGCCGTTGTCGCCACATCTGCCCCGGCTATCTGTCCGAGTGACGCGGCATCATTTACGGCCTGCGCGATCTCCGCTGCCGTGGTCGCGCTGTTCGCTCCGAGGTAGTTGATTTGGTCGGCAAGTACCATGATTTCATCATGGGTCATGTTAAATGCGTGTTCCCATTTTGCCGCCCAATCGCCCGCCTGCTTTGCGTCGATATCCATTGCAGTACCCATCATGGCAACATCTTTTAAGAATCCCTGTATGTTGCCCTTGCTGTCGTACTGGATTAAATCGTTTATGCTTTTGCCGGATTGTCCTGCTGCCGCCGCAAGCTCTGTAAGCTCTTCGGCTGTCATTGGTATTTGGGTTGAAAGATCAAGGATTGCATCTTTCATCATGCCGTAATTTTGTGCGAATGTTCTCCCGGTGTCAGCGTCCATCTTGTCGCTGATCTTTCCCATGGAATCCGCGAGACCGTCTACATACTTAACGACATCACCCATTTGTGCTTCAAAGTCTTTCGCGGCGTTTGTGGCATCCACTATCGCCGCAACGGAGGCGGTGCCAAGCGCTCCCATAGCCGCAAGCCCGGCAGTACCGATTTTACTTATTGACTTTGAAAAACCGCTTACGCCCCGCTGCGCCTGCCCAAGTGCAGACATAAGGCTTTTATCAACCTTACCGGCTATCTTTACGCTTAACTCTAATGTTTTGTCCTTCGCCATTCTTCCGCCACCTCGTTATTCAGTTCGATAAACTCTCGAACCGGCATAGTCAAATAAAAATCTATCCCCGTCCTCGTCACAGCCGAAAGACGGATAGCGGCCTTGCGAAGCTCTTTTGCTCCGCCCTTTACTCGAAAAAATCCGAGCTGTTTACTTCCGCTCTTAACTTCAATAACTCTCCGATAGGAAGCCCGGTAAAGAATTTCTCCGGCTGTCCTGTCGCCATGCTTGCCATGATGCAGCAGTAGAGATAATTGAAAGTAGGTTCCGTGATCGTAATACCCGCACGGACAAGCCTGTTTTCTGCCTCGCTCTCGTTCATGCTTGTCATGTTGGCTATTCCGTTAAGGTCAATCTCTGTGTATTCCTTGCCCTCGAATACATAGGGCTTATTGAATTTCAAAATGTGATTTTCGCTCTCTTCCGTTACCATGAGTGCAGATACCACAACTTTCTGTGTTCTCTTTGACACTCCGCGCGGCATGAGCTTAAAGAACTCAATAGGATAGTCTGACGCTTTCTGTGCAATCAGACGGGCAAATGCGGTCGTTCTCTCTGTTGCCATGGCCGCCGCCACCTCTCCCTCGTCCACAAGCTGCGACTGTGCCTTGATTGCATCGTTGATCGTCAGCTTTTCGATACCGGACAGATCAATAGTCTTATATTCCTTGCCCTCGAATACATAGGGCTTTTCAAGGGTTACTACACCCTTTTTCTCTTCCGCGCTCTCCGGTTCCTGCGCGGTCTGCTCTGTAGTCTGCTCTGCGGTCATTTCTTCCACTTCCGTGATCTCTTTTGTTACTTTCTTTTCGTCAGCCATTTTTATAGCTCCTTTCGGTGATTCAGTGTTTTCAGTGATTCAGTGCAAAATAAAAGCACCGTCCTCCGCCATGCAGCAGAGGACGAATGCTTTTTATGATGCTGTGCTTATTAAACAAGCCCGCGAACTTCCGCCAGCATATCAACGCCGTTTACGATGTATACACCGTTCAGCTTGTCGATCTCAACTAACTTCTGTCCGTCGTTCTCAATGAGAATGTAGGTAAGCTCCAAAGTGACGGTAGCCTCCATGCTCTCACCCTTCTCGATCTTGCCTGGATTGAACTTCTTAACTCTTCCCATTTCAACAACGCGAAGTCCTTTGAAGTTGTAGCCGCCGGTCTTGTCGTATACCTGCTGTGCCGCTCTGAATGTCAGATTGACGGTTTTAAGCGGGGAAAGCATATCGGCAGCGCTGGAATACAGTGTGTTAAACTGAATCTCCTGCTCCATGCTCTCAAACTGACCGATAGTAGGGCTGTCGATCTCTCCGTTAATACCCATGCCGGAGGTTGTGCTGGTTTTCATGTTGATTTCCGGCATAGTTACGGAAGCTGCGACACCAATCATTTTGTTACCGTCGAGGTAAGTGTTGGCATCGTTGATTTTTTCGGGTACATAGTTATTACTAATCATTGCCTTTTATCCTCCTTCCGTTAGCTCAATGCGCTTGCCAGTGCTTCCGGGTCAAACTCGATCACATCCTCGATATCTTCTGCAGGAGTGTAAGGAGTAATGTACTGGTGGAAGGTCAGCTTGCCGTTGAGTAAGTCTGCCGTGGTGTTCTCGTCCTCGTTAAAGACGATCTCATACCTTGCGCACACATCCCTTGCTACGAATCCGTTACCGCGCACATTCTCGGAATCAACGATAGCCTCGATAAGTCTCTTGTTAGCGGGGCTATCCACCTTCTGAAAGTAGGTAAGGATAAAGGTATTTGCTGCCCATGAAAGGAATCTGCGGACAGAAAACCATCTGTCTTTAGGATCGGTGTTGCCGGGATATGCTGCGGTGTTGTTGCCCCAAAGCCTAAACCCGTTCATGTTAAGGAATGTTGCCACTCCGAAACTGTTAATGGTGTTGGCCTGATCCTGATCGAGGATAACCTCTGTTCCGTCTGCAAGGCAGGCTTTCGAGATTGCCAGTGTCTTGTTGGACGGTGAAACATTAGGCGTATCGTCGTTCACTGCGTCCACATAAGCCGTGAGCGCCGATGCAAGAGCGGAGCCGGAGTAAACCACTTCTCCCACTGCTGCATAAGGCCATACGGCGTATGCGTTGGGGTCTGATACTCCCTGTGCTTCCTTCTTGGTCTTGACATCGGAATACTTCTTTGCGCCGTTTGTGCCGCTGTCGATGTCGATAATGGTAACGCATTTGAATACGCCGTTGATCTCCTTTGTCTTTGCCTGTAATGCTGCCGATACGGTAGCGGCAGTGGAAAATCTCGGAGCGGTCAAGATGCCCGGTGTCATGCCGAACAGAGGATAAATCTGTCTGATAACTTCAAGTCCGCTCTCTGCTCCTGTGGTTCCGTCTACGCCGCCCACGATATCCGCTGCCACAACTGCGGAAGGATTTACCTTGTTACCTGCTACGGTAACTGCGGTTGCTGCCTTTGCTGTTACGGAAATCATGGTAAGGTTTGCGGTTCCGTCGTCATTGAATGTAACGGTGTAGTCGGTTCCTCTCACAAGAGTAACCTCCGGATCGCTTCCGCTTTCCGGAATCTTGACAGTAAGCGCACTGTCAACGATCAATCCTTTTTCCGATACGAGACCCACATAGTTGTTGATCTGTACGGTGCCGCCGGTCATGGCGGTTTTGTGTCCTGCCTTTGCGGGGTCGAGGACATTGATAAGGATGATCGGGCCGGTGCCGACTACCGAGAAAGTAGCTCTCATGGCTTCGCAAAGTGTGTAGCTTGCGAAGTCGTCGCTGTATCCCAGCGCTTCCACCGCCTCGGCGAAATTGTTTGCCAAGATAGGCTTATTTACCGCTTTCGCGAAGTTTGCTCCCAGCGTATTTACCGGTGCGGTTCCGACTACAACCTGCAATCCTGCGGTACCCAAAATAGGAGCGGTCATGCTTGTAGCCTTTTCGCTGGTATATACGCCGTGTTTGTAAGTGCTTGCCATAGCTTTTTTACCTCCTTAAATTTCTGCTTTGATCTGCTTGTACAGGATAGCCTCTGCTGTTCCTGCCGTTTCAACTTTGCCTCTGACTTCTGCGAAACGCTCTATCGGTACGATAAGTGTTTCAACAATCGGATGCTCTTTTACGAACTCTGCCAAAAGCTCCGGGATCCCTCCCGTTAGGACGGTGCCTTGACGCACTACTCCACGAATACTCGGCCCGCAATATACTACGGTTTCTTTCGCTTCCGCTTTGGCTTCGGGCTTTTCCTCTGCCGCTGCCGTCTCTTTTGCTTCTGTTGCTTCTTCCGTTGCCTGCTGCCCGGTCAAAAGCTCTTCGCTTTCAGTCTTTGGCGCTTCCGTCGTTTTTGTGTTTGTTTTTTTACTCATAATAACTCCTTCAATGCTGTGTCCTGTGTCATGGCTGGTGCCGTACAGGTGAGAGAACACGCCCCGAAATAGTACGGTGCTGTATCGTCAATCTGTAAAGCCCATGTTATCGGTTTCAGTATTGTAAATGCGCCCCCGAAATAAGGACGGGTGCATACCCTCTGTATGATATCCTCCTTGATATTCGCTACATCTTGGTATCCATCCCGTTCTTTTCCTTTGTCATAACAGCAGACAATCAATGAAAAGTCTACGATCTGTGGGCTGTCGTCGTCTCGGATCGCTCCGCCCGTCATTTGTACCACGATGTAAGGCGCTGCGGCTTCGTCCGTGTCTGCGTCAACATCGTTGTCCTCCGGTACGGGTAAATCCTGTTTGTAGATAGTTAGGGGTTTTCTCCCTTCCTGTCCGGTGTACTTCTTGCCCTTAAACAGTTCTTTGAGCATTTCAATGAGTGCGTCTTGACATAGCTGCGGTGTCCTTCCGATGCCTGCTGCCTCGACTTGTGAAAGATAATCATTCATGCTCTATACCTTTCCGGCTCTTGCAAGCACTTTGTCTACCTGTGCATCAAGCCGCTGTATCAAAAAATCTTCTACTTGCTGTTCCACTTCGGGCCATATAGTATTGTGCATGGCTGTAGCCGACGGGCTACCCATTGTGCGGAGCTTTTCAACTCTGCCGTCGCTGGTTGTCCATCTTGGTCTGCCTCTTGCTGTCAGCTTATTACTTGAATTTGAGCCGATCACCCTTTGAACCATTCCGACATGACCGCTTTTGAATTGCAGCACAAAGCCCTTTGACAGTCTCGCTTCGCCGGTCAGTGGTTTCATGGAGCTTGCTTTTAATACCTTTGCTCTCACTATCGGTGGTGCGTTCTCGAAAACATCCCGTCCGGTATGTACTCCCTCCGGGCTATATTTGAAATAGCCGAGGTCGTTTCTGAAACTCGCTATGTGAAGCTCTGCATTTAGGCTTGTGTTGGTCGCTTTCTTTCGCTGTACAAGGTCTTTCAAGTGCTTTTGCCCCGCCGCGTTCACGGCGTACCGTGATTTCGCTTTGGCGATCATCAGCTTTCTTGCTTCCCTTGCCGTTGCGTTGATCGCAACCTTTATCGCTGCCGGTGTCTTTCCTTTAAGGTCTCCGAGCGCTCTTGCTACATCTTCCTCGCCGATTACGGTAATGGTATAGTTTCCACTGTTGTAGACTGTTCTTGGCATTTACTGTCTCACCCTTTCCATCGTCATACGATATACGCCGCTATCTTCTTCGCAGTGCATGATCTTGTATGTCCGTTTGTGGTCTGTACCTTCGTCCAGCACTAAATACTTACCTACCTTCGGTCTCGGCCCGTAATCTTTTACGCGGATATAGAGAATGGTGTGCGCATTGTATAGTCCGGTATCAAAATTCTGTTTTGCCCCGGCTTCCCAATGTGCCGAATGTTGCCTTACATCCTCTTCTTCAACGATAATCAGATATTCCGTACCGTCTACTATGTGCAGCTCGGCGTGTTCGTCTCCGTTGAAAAACGCAAGGTCGATATCCGCTGCCGCACATTCCTTGAATGTTGGCGCTTTCCACTCTTCCTCCGCTTCTTCTCCGTATATTTGATCTAACTCGATTAACGCCATTTGCACCTCCGCCAAAATTGCCCCGCCCGGTGTCTCTCCGGGTGGGGCTTATAGTCTCTAAAGATGCACCTCTTACAGTACGGAAGCTACGAGCCAGCTATCCGCCTTGTCCGGGATAGGAAGCGGATGTGCCTGTAACTCGATCATTCGTCTGTCGGGGTGATGCTCCACATAAGAGCGAAGCAGTCTTGATGTCTGCGCCGTTACCCACTGCTGCGAAGCGTCCTCAATGTATGTGCAGGCTCCATAAGCTAACATATAGTTAGGGTTGGAAGCGATAAGCACTACCTTGTTGGAAGGTACGAGAGGCTTTGTCTCCGGGTTGGAAGGATCAGTCCAGTCATCGTAGTACACTTCGCCGTACTCATAGATATCGAGGCTCGGCTTGTTGAGGTGTCCGATGTACCTTACGCCGTTAGGCAGGTCTTTAGGCTGGATGATACCCATTTCGATACGGCGGTTGTCAAGCTGCTTCTGTACATCAGCGTCGTTAAGGAACGCTTTGAGTGCTGCTTTACCCATGATCGCCATATCTACATTGGTGAAGCCGTTTGTTAAGGTCTGCTCTACCCAATCATCGAGATTGTCAAGCACCTTCGCGCCGCTCTGACCCCAACGGTTTGTTCCGGTGAGGGTTACGGTGTTGGTGAAACCGAAGTCAATAACCTCGTTTACGCCCTTGCCGACAACAGGAATCTGACCGGTTACGATAGCCTGTACAGCCATCCACTCTTCACGGCGGGTAGTAGCGTCGTTAAGACGGTTATATTCGTCTGTGAGCTTCTGTGCTGCTCTCTGTGCGGGTGTCATTCCGCTGTAGATGTCCTCGCCGGGCAGTCTGCTCATAAGCTGATCTGCGGTAGTCACATCGTAAGGATTGATAAGAGGGGGCTTGTAGCTCTCCGTCTTAAATCCCTTGTCCTCAAGTACCTGTCCGCCAGCTCTCGGATGAACGAAAGCCGCCATGCGACGGTCGCCCTTAACGATGTCGATATCTACTCTTTCGGTTGCGAAAGTCTTGATGTTCTTGAAGAACTTATCGCGGAAGAAAGTGTGTACGGCGGGTGCCTGTCTCACTACTTCCGCAAGATATCGGGGCTGATAAATGTTGATCTCGTTAGCCATTTTCTTTTTCCTCCTTGCTCTTGTCTCCCTTCGCCGCTTTCTTTACGGCTTCGGTTGTTTTCTCCTTCTGCTCTTTTGTTGCGCCCTTTGTGGGTGCCGATGATCCGTAAGTTACCATGTTACGCCTCCTCTAACACTAACCCGGTGATCGGGATTCTGATTGTGTTTGTCTTGTAACCGGCTTCGCTGATCTTGACAATGATATCCTGTGCCGCATCCGTGATACGGAATACGCAGATACCGTCGCTGTCAAGCGTTGACGGGCCGTGTACTCCCTTGGAAAGCTGCACGGTGATAACCGCGTCGTCGTGATCTTCAACCTCAAAATGCAAAGCAAGATAGTTTCCGCTCTGCTCTGCTGTTTCTCCGCTCCATCCGGTGTAGCCGGTAACATATTTCAGCGTACCGCTTACCCCGAACTCGCCGATAGAAACATCCTGCTGCAGGTTGGCTACTGTTTTGCCGAGTAGGTCTGTGCCTGCCGCTATATCGGCATCAACCGACAGGCTGGTTAAAAAGACTGGCCGCCGTCCTTTAAGAAAATACCGATATTGCGGAACTTGTCTTTAAGTCCTGCTGCCGTTACATCAGTTTCAAGCTCCAATGCCTCGGAGAAGAACTCTCCCGTAAGGTAGATAACTACCTCGTCGTCTGCTGCTGCCACATCGTCAGCAACAATGCCGAAAGGTGTATCGGTGTTTGCTGTGATTTTTGCTGCCTTGCCGCTGCCGTCGAGCTTCACGGGTGCGCCCTTTTTAAGTGCGGAAGCTGCCGCCTTAACATCGGTCGTGATACCGATAGCAACACCGGCAATAAGGTATTCGGGAGTTGTTGAAAAACTCTTTTTTGCCAAATCCATGCTCATAGTATTTTATCCTCCTTTACTGTTTCTGCCCCATGGCTTTGATAGCGTCAAGAAACTCGTCCTGCTGTGTGCCTCCTGTGGTTTCGTGCGCAACATTCTCCATGCCGCTTTCAGCAACATCTTTCTTAACGCCGTCGAGATACGCCTGCTTCTTTGCGCTCTCTGTCTGCTTTGCGTTCTTGACTGCCTGCATAGCGTAATCCGCTGCACTGATCGGCTTTTCAAACTTTGCTTCGTTCGCAAAGTCCTCGGAACCGGACAGGCACATCTCTTCGATGTCGCGGATTCTCTGACGCTCATTTGCTGCCGCTGTCTCCGCTGCCGCCGCCTCGATTGCTCCGACCAACTCCGGGTATGCTCCGCGCAGGTCGTCCACGGTTTTAATTTCCATGTTCTTTACCTCCTTTGGGTTTTTTGGTTTCTCCGGTGCCTTGTTGACCGGGTTTGTATTTACAACACAATCGGCGGCGGGGGCTGCTGCCAAATTGTCCTGTACGAATTTAGGCGCATCGGTAAAAGGTATGTGTGTTCCGATGCTGTTCACGAATAAAAGACCACCGCGATTCTCAATCACGGTCTCTTCGTCCTCTGTATCGTCTATCAGTTCATCCACAAAGCCGTTTTCCTTTGCTTCCGCTCCGGTAAACCAGCTTGTGTTATCCATCTGCTGTGCTACTTCGTCCTTGTCTCTTCCCGTCTTTTTGGCGTAAAGGGAAATGATGTTATCCCGGATAGCTCCCAGCGCATCAAGATACTGCTGCAAGGTTACGGCATCCGCATATCCGAACAATCCCATTTTTACGGGGTGTATCATGTATGTGCTGTCGTTTGCCGCTACGACCTTTGAACAATGGCAGGCAACGATTGTCGCTGCACTGGCGCAAAGTCCGTCGATCTTTGCCGTTACGCTTGCCTTGTGCTGTTCAAGCATATTTCCTATGGCGGTCGCCGCGAATACATCACCGCCGCCGGAGTTAATGCGTACTGTGATCTCATTTATCCCTCCGAGTGCGTTAAGCTCGTCTGCAAACTGTTTCGGGGTTACTTCGTCGCCCCACCAGCTTGTGTCTGATATGTCGCCATATAAAAGCAGCTCCGCGCTCTCTTCTGTCTGATTGCGGAACTGCCAAAACTTCTTTGCTTTTGCTGGCATCTTATGTCCTCCTTTGCTCCTGCTGTTCCCTTGGCGCTCTCTGTAACGGTTGCATCGGCTGTGACTGTTCCTGCTGTGGCGGATTTATAATGTCGTCAACTTCCTTCTTCCGCTTCGCTTCAATCACTCTCTGACGGATATTGCGGTTATAATCGCCGCCCGTCATGGTCGCTGTCTCTTCCTGTGCCGTAGAGAAACCTGCATCTACTCTCTTTATAGCCGCGTCAACTTCCTGTACCGGGTTAAGGTTCGTCCTTGCCGGGCCGTTCCAGTCGCACTCCATATATGCTTTTCTGATCGCCGGATCGTCAAAGAATCCCGGCGCGTCAATCCTGCCTCTTGCTACCGCTTCCGCGAACCACTCTTTGTAAATAGGTGTGCAGAAATCGTCTGTAAACCAGTCTCTTTGCATTGCACAGGTGCGCCAAAACTCATTGAGTGCGCCCCTTGCCGCGCTGTATGAAGTGGTAAACTGCTTGAACAATACCTCCGGCGGTATTTCAAGCGCTGCCCCTATCTGCCGTATCATGGCATTTGTAAAGGCATCATATCCCGTGTTCGGGTGCTTCGGGTCTGCAAACTCTACGCCCTCTCCCGGATTCAGTGAAACAATAGCGCCGGGGCCAAGCTCAATACTGCTTTGGTCTGCGCTGTCTATCAATTCCTCCGGCGGCAGTAATTCCCCAAACGGTCTCCCGTCTGATGCTGTCTCCGACTTCACGAACACCGTAAACATGGCGGATAGTACCGCTGCCGTGATCTCTGCGTCCGTATATCTTCCGAGTTGCTTTATCGCTTCGAGTACCGGCGCAAGGATCGGCACGCCTCGGCGCTGCCCGATTCTCTCGCGGTTCATAATGTGCAGTACATTTCTTCGCCCGGTGGTTTTGCTGTAGGCTTCAACCCTCGTCCACTCCATCTGTCCGGGCTGTATCGTCGCTGTACTTGATAGCGGATGGCGGTTGCATATCCAGTACGCTACTACCATTCCGTCTCTGTCTGTCTCAACGCCCTGTACGATCTGCTCTACTTTGTGTCCGTCCACTTCGCAAGGCGTTAATCTGTCGTACCCGTTCGGGCTACATATCCTGTCCGCTTCAATAAGCCTTACCCGTAATGAGTATGGCTGTCCTGCTGCCTCTTTTACCGGCAAAAGTACGATAGTGTCGCCGTTCATAAGGTACGACAGAAACGCAAGTTGCTGTAACTGATAAAAATTATCCATTCTTTCAGCGTCGCATATCGGCGTATCGGCCCACAAAGAAAACTCTCTGACAATCTTTGTCTGTAATTCTTCTGCCTGTTCGTCTGTCATGCCTAAAAACTCTGCGTCAATCTGCGGAGCAGGCATAAGACCGCCCGCTATTACATTTGTTCGCATGGTTTTAAGTGCCGCCGACGCTGCCGGGATCCCCATATAGGCATCACGGCTCCGCTGCCGCAATACATCTATGTTGTCCTCGATATCTTCTTTTGCGCTTCCGCCGAAGTATTCCCAGCCGCGCATACTCTTTTTTGTCTGATTTGCTCCGTAATTTCCATAGCCGGAGTTGATAACGGATAAAGCCGCCCTTGCCGCCGCTCTTTTGGCTGCGTGAACAGGAGCGACCATTTCCACCGCTTTATCAATGATATTCGGTTTTGCCATAAGTCCTCCTTACACATCACGGGCTACAAAGCGGAACAGCCTGTTTTTTCCGCCCGTCTTTTCCTCCGCTTCGGCTTCCGCCAGCTTTTCCGCCCAATACTCCATTTCTTTTCTCACGGCTTCAAGATCAGCCCTTGTCAGCATCCTCGTACCGATTTGGTACCGCTGCCCCGTCGCTATCGCTTCCTCTGCCGCAAGCCATGTATTCAGCTTCTTTTCGCATAGTGCTTTTGAATAAATCGCCATAATCAAATACCTCCGCTTACGATTCTGCGGCCTTTCTTGTGCGCTTTCTGTACGCCCGGCTCCGCTTTAGTGAGTACCGGGTTAGCTATCTCCAATGCCGCCATAGCGTAGTTGCGCAGGTCAAGCGGTTCATTTCGTTTGTATGAGCTGTCTTTCAGCTCCCACACAATGACGCTTCGCCCTTTCCTAAAGCGCACCACCATTTTTTCACTTGTCAGCCCCTTAAAGTAAGTCGCATCATATCCCGCCGCTTCATTTTCCGGGAAGTGGCAATAGTTCGGGCCTTTGGTTTCGTGCTTCAATCTTTGGTATATAAGCGCCTTTCCTGCATCTACGCCTATGATAAAGAGCGGTGTTTTGACACGGTTGTTTGTGGTAGGGTTACGGATAAACGACACTTCCGCGCCGCCCTTTCCCTTAATGGCCCACACTCTCCGCTCGTACCGCTCCTTTGTAAATCTGTATACTTGGTCTGTATGGTGTCCGCCGGAATCTATACAAGTTGAAAGTATGTGTAAAACGCTGCCGTCTTTCTTCGTGAATCCGCTCAAAAGGAAATTGTCAAGATCAGCCCATACCTGCTCTTTGAGCATATCGCCGTATATCTTCTGATAGCGTATGCCCCAGCTCTCTTTACCAACTCCCCAGCCGACTACTTCAACCTCGAAACGGTCGTCCTGTACATCTACTCCTGCAGTAAGTACCAGCACATCCTCCGGTACTTCTGCGTCGTATATCTCTCTACGGTTGAAAAGCTCGACATCCTCGACACTCTCGCCGCGCTCTTCCCAAGTCTCGCCAAGTTCCGTATTTACCCATACTTTCATTCCTTCGGGGTTGCCTTGATCTAATTGCTCTTTGGCAACGAGGAACTTCTGTACTATCTCTTTCCATCCACAGAATGTAGACGCTAATGTGTTAAGGTGAAAACCCCTTGTCTCTGCTTCCGGGTTCTCCGCTACGAACTTTCCGTACTTGCCCTGTGCTTTCCAAGCGTACTCCCCGGCTTCGTGTCCACACCGTTCGCACTTGTAAAGTGGCTCTTTTGTCAGATCGTCCGGGTCAAAAATCACATTCGCCCATACAAGCGGTTGAAAGTGTCCGCATTTCGGACAAGGTATGTTCCACTCTTCCTTTGTTGACTGGTTAAACTCCGTCTCAATGCGGCTATGCCCTTTGATAACCGGCGTTGATACCATGACCGTTTTTTTATCCCAAAAGGTTGTTTGCCTTTTCTGTGCCAGTGATAAGGGATCGCCCTCTGTTCCGGCACTGCCGGGGTAACGGTCTACCTCGTCAGCCAGCAAAACCTTAATCGGACGGCTTGCAAGTCCTGTCGCGCTGTTCGCTCCGACAATGGTTACATGACCGCCCGGAAAATTCTTTTTCATTATCGTGTTGCCGGAGTACCGGCTTTTGACATCCACAAGGCCCCGTAATGCCGGTGTGTCTCGTAACATCGGCGCTAACCGGTCTTTACTGAATGTCTGCCCCATATCAAGCGTTGGCTGCATAACAAGTATCGGTGCCGGGCTGTATGCCATGAAATACGCCAAAATGTTAAGCAATAGCTCTGTCTTTCCGAGCTGTGCCGCACACATGATAACCACCCGTCGTATATGAGGATCCCCGATTGCATCCATGATCTCTCTCTGATATGGCGCTTTGTCCGTATGCCACATTCCCGGTTCCGCGCTGCTCTCCGCTGATAACACCCTGTATGTGTCCGCCCACTGTGATAGTGTCAGCTCCGGCGGCGGTTTCAAGGTGGAAATGCACCTTGCCAATAGGTCAACTGTCGCTTTCGGCAGGTTTACCGTCTTTTGCTTTGGTTTTTGCTCCGTCTTTTTCTCCATCCGCACTGCCCTCTAATGCCAGCGCAACGCGGTAATCGCTCAACTCTTCCAGTGCTTCATCAATGGCGCTTTTGAGTATGTCGAAAATCTCTGCTTGATTTCCGCCTGCTGCCGTCAGTGCCGGAGATAGCTTCGCGGGCATTGCAAGAAATCGGCTTCGGATATTAAGGCACATTGTCTTTATGCCTGTTTCAATATCCTCGGTGCTGTGCAGTTCCCCGCGCCGCATCTCGTTATCCATCTCCGCCGCCTTGCGTTTCTCTGCCGTGAGCTTCATTCGCTCCGTTTGCAGGCTTTCTTTACCGGCTCCGCCTAAATATTTGATGTATCGTAATACCGTAGGCTGTAGATCATATAGCCCCGGCCTGTCCTCGGCTATAACGCCCTCGTCTCGGAGCTGCCTTATACGGCGTTCCGTCAGTCCGCACCACTGCGCTACAACCTTACTCGTATAAAGTTTCATCCGCCGTCACTCCCAGCTCTTTAGCGTCTATCTCTACCTCTTCGCCGCCGTCCGGCTCTGCGATCTCGATAGCGCCCGTCGCTTTCATTTCCAGTATTTCAAGTCTGCGCTTGTCCAGCTCATGTCTCCTGTCTGCTTCTTCCAGCGCCCGGAGACTGTTTACTATGGTTGCTATACGGCCTTGCACCTTGTATAGTGCTTCCTGTAATTTCAAAGACCTTGCAAATGCGCTGTCCTTGCTGTACATCCCCATTGTCTGTACGGCTCCGTCCTGCTTTGCTTTGCCCTTTCCAGCCGGTACCCGCATATCCATAAGGCTATTCAGATACAATGTATCTTCCTCGGCATTCTCATAGAGTGCCAGTTTTTCTAATATGCGGTGTTCCCGCACTTTCAGTATTTGCAGCTCATGTATAAGAGCGTCCTTGCCGCCTGTCGGCGTTATCGCTGCCAATTCTTTTTCAGAATCCGACAGCATATCAAAAAAGACAGCGCTGTAAGCTCCGTCTTTCTCTGCATTTTTATTTCCCGCCGGTGCGCCGTCGTGGTGTCCTTTGGCGTTCTTTTTCCCTTTGCTGTTTTTGTTCCCCGGCTGCCCGCCGCGCTTGCGCTTGGGTATCTGTTCATCCCACTTGTCAGCCGCTTTCCAATTCCGCACAGACTGATACGATACGCCCTGTTGCTCGGCCAGCTCCCGTAAGTTTACTTTTTCGCCTTTTGCTTTTCGGGCGATATATTCAGCCTTTGCGGATTCCCTTTTATCGCTCCGCTTCGGCATTTTTTGTCCTCCATGATTGCACGACAAAGCCCGCGACTGCTGCCACGGGCTAAATTTTTGTGTACTCACATTTATACACAGTATCAATATAACATAAAAAACCTGCGAAAGTTGCTAACTTTGTAAATTTTTTTATTTTTTCTTAAAAATATCTTTCCATGATACCGGTTTTCCTATGCTCCAAAAGGCTCTCCACGCCTTTCTATCTTCTTCCGGCCTTTTGTCTCTGTTCTCGTCGTGCGTTTTCCAGTCGCATTTTTTACAACGCCGTAGCCCCATTGCTTTCGCTCCATCTTCTGACATTGCATCCGGGTAGTTTGAAACATAAACTCCGCAACAATGTGGCATTGCATGATATACCTCTGACTTTTTGTTGTCTCCCGTAAATACTGCATCCGGCGGGAACCACAGATCGAACATTGGTATATATCCATGATCTAAATACCATATTTCCGTATCTGTTGTATCTCTCACGGTGTATGTTGCGGATAGTTCTATTCTCCCTGTTTGCTCCGGTTGCTTTTTCTTCCCAAAGAACAATCCCATACTCTCACCCTCCTACTCTTCGCCTGCTGTATCTTCTTGATCTTCTCCGCGCTTTTCAAGCGGTCGTCCGATGCACTGCGCCACATATTCTCTGAACGCGGCGTTTACGCTTGTGTTGTTCGCCCGGCAGTATTCCTCGAACGCTTCCGCGTCTCCCCGGTAGAGCTTCACGCCTAACCGCTTGTAGTTCTTCCGCTGCCATGCGTTGTCTGTTTTCCTCTTTGCGTCAGTCAT